TGGCGATCCTCAAGAGATTATGTCGAAGTTTAGCACGATCTTTGTTGACTCAATCACAGTCGCAGGTCGCCTATGTTTTCAGTGGTGCCAACAACAGCCAGAATCACGATCCGATAGGACTGGCAAGTTGGACACTCGTGCGGCCTATGGCATGCACGGGCGCGAGATGATGGCATGGCTTACGCATTTGCAGCATATCCGCGCAAAGAATGTCATTTTCGTCGGCATCCTAGACGAAGTTACCGATGATTATGGCAGAAAGCAATACGCGCTTCAGATTGAGGGCAGCAAGACTGGACGCGAATTGCCGGGAATCGTAGACGAAGTGATCACGATGGCGGTCCTTGGAGGGGACAATGGACCGTTTCGTGCCTTCGTCTGCGGTGCCCTAAACGAATGGGGCTACCCTGCTAAAGATCGGTCTGGTAGGCTCGACACATTAGAAGAACCGCACTTAGGCAAACTGATGGCAAAGATGTCAACAGGCCCATTGCAATCAGAGCGTCCATTGGACTTTGTTGATCCAAACGCTCAAAATTCTAGCGAAGGAGAAATCGCAAATGCTTAATCTAAATAATGCACCCGTATCAGACGCACCACAAATGGAGCGCACCCTAATCCCTGCAGCCACAGTGTGCCGCGCTGTAATCATCGTTAAGATGGGCGACATCGAACTTCAAGAGTTCGGCGCAGGTCAGTGGTTCAAGCAATCACAGTCATCAAAGGCGAAGTGGATGGAATTAGAGTTCACAATCGTGGGCGGCGAACATGATCGCCGTAAGTTCTGGGATCGCATCTTTGTCGATGGCGACAAGATGGGTCAGAGCGGTATTCCACAGGCCAAAGAGATTGGCTTGCAAACACTGCGTCAGATCATTGAAAGCGCGAATAGCCTTGATCCAAGCGACATGTCACCAGAAGCGCAACAGCGTCGAAACATTTCAGGTATCATGGACTTGAATGGAATGGAGATTTGCGCTAAAGTTGGCATCAAGAAAGGCAACAATGGCTATTCTGATAGCAACAAGCTAACAGCAGCCTTAACGCCGAACCAAAAGGATTTTATCCCAACTGGTCAAGAACCAGTCATGCAGACATCTGCAGCGGCAGCACCAACGCCTCAACCACAGGCAACAGGTGCAGCACCAAGTTGGGCTAATCGGTAATATCTAGAGGCACAGGTCACTCTGCACCTGCTAGACCACGGAAAGGGGGCCGTGGGCCAAATACCCCCTCACTTTCTAGATCAAATGGAGTCCCCAATATGTTACTGCGCCCCTATCAAGAGGCCGCTGTTAGTGATGCGTGTAAGGCATTAGATAAACACGGTAATACAATTGTTGTAGCACCTACTGGTGCAGGTAAAACGATTATGCTTTCTGCACTAATTAGAGAGCGTTACAAACAAGGCAATAGAGTTCTTGTTTTGCAACACCGCGATGAGCTTGTAACTCAAAATATGTTTAAGTTTCAAAAATTTAATAATCATTTATGCCCAAGTGTTGTTAATGGAAATTTAAAATTTTGGGGCGGTCATGTGGTTTTTGCAATGATACAGACAATATCTCGTGATCGCAATCTTCGTGATCGTCCAAAATTTGATATGGTCGTTGTAGATGAAAGCCATCATGCAGCAGCAAATACATATTTAAAAGTTATTAACGCGGTAAAAGATGACAATCCAAATGCAGAGATTGTTGGCTTTACTGCGACACCGAATCGTGGCGATGGCAAAGGTCTACGCAGCGTTTTTAATAATTGCTCACATTATATTGAAATCACCACTTTAATCCGAGAAGGCTTTCTTGTTGCACCGCGTACCTATGTAATTGATTGCGGGGTCAAAGACCAACTTGATAAGGTCACACGCAGAGGCAACGACTTTGACATGGATGAAGTCGAAGCGATTATGAACCGCAAGGTGATTAACCAGAAGGTTGTTGAAGAGTGGTTGAATCACGCAGAAGATCGCAAGACTGTTGTATTCTGCAGCACGGTCACACACGCTGAAGACCTGCTAGAAGAGTTTCTTTATGAGGACATCAACGCGGGTATCGTCACAGGAGACACACCAAAGCAAGAGAGAGCCAAAATACTGCATGACCTAGCCTACGGTGACGTACAGGTAGTCGTGAACGTAGCAGTGCTTACAGAGGGCTTTGACGCTCCACCTGTGTCCTGTGTGGTTCTAACACGCCCCTGTTCTCAGAAGGGCACAATGGTGCAGATGATCGGGCGTGGCCTACGCACTATTGATCCAGAAGAGTTTCCTGACACAGTAAAGACAGACTGCGTTGTGCTAGACTTTGGCACAAGCGTTCTAACTCACGGCTCATTGGAAGATCAGGTAAACCTAGATGATCGTGAAAAGGGCGAAGCACCCACAAAGATTTGTGTCGAATGCGAGAGCGAAATTCCTATGGGGGCGAAAGTCTGCCCAATTTGCGGTACAGAAATTGTATCGGAATCCGAGGAAAAAGAGGAACTTGTTCGGTTTACTATGACCGAATACGATCTTATGCAAATGTCGCCATTTCGTTGGATCGACTTGTTTGGTGACGGTAGCTTACGCATGGCTATGGGATTCGAAGGGTTTGTCGGAGTTGCCAACACACCAGAGTTGAGCATTGCTTTCGGAAAAGCAAAAGCAACAGGAATGCAATTGCGCGTACTAGCAGTGGGCGGCGGGACACAGGCTACGGCAGCAGCCGATGACTTCCTGCGTGAAATCGAAGACGGTGGCGCTGCCAAGAAAACCAAGCGGTGGTTAGATCAAAGTGCAACGCCAAAGCAGATCGAACATCTGCGAAAGCAGGGCATCGAAGTGGGGTTCATGGACTTCTCATGGACAAAGTATAAAGCCGCATGCATGCTGAACTTCTTGTGGAATAGAACAGTAATTGAAAGAGCAGTGGAGAAATATCTATGAAAGACGCAAGAACACGTTGGTCTGTTTATGATGATGGACTCAAAATCTGGTATGATGGTGAAGTGGTCGCCAAGATACATCCATCAGAATTTAAATATCTTATTTCTGATTTAGCGTTATGGTTAAGACATAACAACGGAGAGGATGTTGGAGATGCCAAGATTTGAACTCGTTCTTTCAATAGCCAAGAGAAGTGACGAACAAGAACTATACACCGAGGAATACGATTACATGTGCTTTTGTAAAGACCTAGGTGACATAGACGAAATTACCAAAACGGTAAATAAAATCGTTCACGAAGAGTTTCTGGAAGACGAGGAAGGCGAAGTATTGTTCGGGACAGCCGATGTTATCATTAACGAATTAACAGTTTTGATGATGCAATACAAAAATAAAGAAGTCCCTAAAGAAGAATTAAACGAAATAATGGACTTAATTATAGACGGAGCAGGAGAGGAGACAGTGCATTGAGCATGCCACCATTACCAAAGCCAATAAATGAATTGGCATTCATACTGGAAAAGTTTGGTTGGGATACCAAGTTTTCAGACTTATCAGAGGATCAAGTACACGTTTTGATCTTTGGATTGCAAGAAGCAGAAAAGTTATCACAGGAGATTCACGTTGCTGAACTTGAACAAAAGTACTTTAAGTCAACGGGCAGCTTCCCATCTACAAGCATCCCCTTCTGATCCTACAGCAGAAGCTATCAAGGCAGCGGTGGACGATGGCATCTTGCGTAACGAATCGAAGCGCGAACGTCGAAAATATCTTGGCGCATCTAGTGTCGGTGACGAATGTAGTCGCAAGATACAGTATCGTTTTATGAACTACCCACAAGATGAGGGGTCAGAGTTTAGCGCACGAACGTTACGCATCTTTCAGTTCGGTCACGAGATTGAAGACTACGCAGCAAAATGGATCAGGGACGCTGGCTTTGACCTGCGCACAGAAGACAAGCAAGGCGAACAATTTGGCTTCTCTATCGCTGATGATCAAATCAAAGGTCACATCGACGGCGTAATATGCGATGGCCCCGTGGAAATGGGATACCCATCGTTATGGGAAAACAAATCCGCCAACGACAAAAAGTTTCAGTCTTTCGTTCGACATGGCGTAGCGAAGGCAAACATAACTTATGCAACGCAGATCGCACTCTATCAAACATATATGGAGTTAACTAAACACCCTGCGCTGTTTACTGTTGTGAATAAAAACACATCAGAAGTTTATTACGAGCTAGTGCCTTATGATAAGGAGTTGGCTCAGAAGGCAAGCGATAAGGCCGTAAATATCTTGACGGCTTCCAAAGCAGGTGACATCTTGCCAAGAGTAGCACAAAGCAAAGACTTCTTTCTTTGTAAGTTCTGCGAGTATCGGGAGACTTGCTGGAAAGGTGAATAAAAAAGAAGGGGCCAGTCCTAGAACTAGCCCCCTAGAGAAGTATTTATGGGTATGAGGACAATATAATGTCATTAAGGGTAGTTGGCAACACAGGATATGGTAGTAACGGAAAAGATTTAGTCGCAGAGATTTCGGAAAGGGTTCCGTCATATGTGCAAATCGAAGCGTTAAAAAATGCATTTCCAAACGGTAAAGTAATCCGAAATGAGTTCTATTTAGGCTCACTGGATGGCGAAGCAGGGCAATCATTAAAGATCGAAATTGATCCAATGAGTCCAAACTTCATGCGTGGCATGGACTTCAATACGGGTGAAGGTATTGGTGGAATTACAAAAATATTAATGAGGGCCAATAACTGGAAGGTTCCAGATGTAGCAGAACATTTCGCGTCTTATCTAAAGCAAGACCGACCAGAGCCACCTATGAATCCTATTAACCCAAGTCTCGCCCAGCAGTTCCCGGTACAAAATCCTGTACAACCCGAACAAGTTAAGCAGCGCCGGGTAATTGATGTAAACACACCGCACGATGGCGAATACTTATACCTATCGGGAGATGGCGAAATCCTCGTCACAGTGCGCAGATACATTGAACGCACCCCAGCAGGGGAAATTGTTCGGGACAGTGACGGCAACGCTAAGAAAGAGTTTCGCCAGTTCCCTCGTCTGCCTGAAACGCGCCCTCTTTATAATCTGCCTGACATCGCGCAATCAGGTCGCATTATTTGGGTAGAGGGTGAAAAATGCGCAGATGAACTTACAAAGATGGGATATACAGCAACATGCACCATTGGTGGTGCAGGAATGCTTTCCCAGAAAACGAAAGATAAGTTCGACTTCTCTCCATTGCAGGGCAAAGAGTTAATCATCTGGCCTGACAATGACGAAGCGGGTCTGAAACTGGCAAAGATTATTCAAGAGTTAGCCCAAAACGCAGGTGCAAAATCAATTACGATGCTAGTGCCGCCAAAGGGTAAACCTAAAAAGTGGGACGCAGCGGACGCAATTGACGAAGGTTTCGACATTGCCAAGTTCCTGAATGCTCCAGTGCATAAGGTTAAAAAGGCTCTATCGCTCAAAAATCCTAGTCTACTTGCCAGTGCGCAGTTTCAAGGTCGCGCACCAGACCAGAAGTTCTTAATCGGTGATACCATTCCACTCGGCGTACCAGTCGTGTTCGCAGCAGCAGGTGACAGCGGTAAAGGCATGATGACGTTAGATCTCGCAATGAAGGTCGCTTCTGGCGAAGGTATGCAGAATGCATTCGGTGGGTTGGTCGCGCATCATGGCACAGCTATCATTCTTTCAGCAGAAGATGACCGTGACGAGCTACATCGCCGGGTCAGCAGGCTAGATCCCCTGAACAAACGTTCGGCTTATGAGCATGACCTTATCGTTGTTCCGCTACCAAACGAAGGCGGAGTGTTCCCAATTATGATGAAAGTGGACAACACCTACGCAACATCTCCAGAGTTTGAAAAGATTTATGAAGAGATGCTCGAAATCGAAGACCTCGCACTGGTCATTGTTGACCCGATGGCATCATTTGTTCACGCAGATGTAAACGCCGATCCCGCAGCAGGTGCAGCTTTCATGGGTCTGTTGGCTCAAATCGCAACCGAAACTGGCGCAACTGTAATCGTCAACCACCACATGGCAAAGATCAGAGACAAAGAGCCGATCACAACGCCAGAAGAAGCGCGGAACCTGATTCGAGGCACATCAGCTATCGTTGATGGCGTTCGTGCAGCGTTCGCTGTCTGGCAAGTCGATGAGGCCACAGCGCGGTCACGCTGCAAAGATATGAATGTACCGTTCACACGCAACGCAGTGTTTGATGGCGCAGTCGTAAAAGCCAACGGCCCTGCCAGTCGTGACATTCGACATTTTGTTCGGAATCAAGACACAGGATTGTTGGAAGATCGTAGTCAAGACATCCGTAACCTCGTAATGTCACAAGTCGTTCGGGATAGGCTCGAATATGTTTATAACATTATCGCAGATCGTGAAGCGCGGGGCATTCCTGTTACTAAGGGCGGTCAGCATGATGGCATTTGGGAAGCAATCAAGACCGCACCACATGACGATATGAATGCAGCTAATCTTAAAACTGTGGGTGAAAGCACAATTAAAAAAGCAGTTACGACACTGCAAAATGATAATCGTATTGATCAGTTCAAGCGAACCAGAAGCGGCCCACGCAAGTGGCTCGGAGT